TCTACTATTACATTACAGCAATTACATTTTACAGGAGTATAAACAAAAGGAAATCTTTCTTTATTTTTATAATAGTAATCTTTTTTATATTTATTTATATAATCTCTATTTATTTTTCTATATATTTGATTATAGTTTTTATAGTATATTTTTTTTTCTTCTGCTGTTCGTGCTGGAATCCCTATGTTGAGTGTAGCCTTTAATGCTTCTATATATTGTCTTTCTTTTTGGTGTAATTGTAATCGAGAATCACAAATACATTCTGTAATTAAAACCATTTCCCAGTTGTCCCACCCACCAAAATCTCGTATAAATTTATACACATATAAATTATGTTCTTTACTTGAAATATTATTACAGTTATTCTTATGTCTTGATTTTCTTCTACGCCAGTTAATAGTAGAACCTATATAAATATCTTGAATATCTAAATCTTTACAACATATTTTATATATATGTGCTTTGGGATATTTTGTATTAGGAACATTTGAGGACATAATATATATAATGTAATAATATAAAAAAATGAACGCATTTTTTTAAAAATAAATATAAAATATTACATAATTATATATGGATAATCAGTTAAAACTTAATGATAAATTAAGTAAAAGATTTCAAACAGGTTTGAAGAAATATAATTTAACAATAGAGGATATTAAGAAGAATTGGTTTTATATAGGTGGTGAATCTAAAATACACAATAATCATTTTAAAAGATATTATCATAATGAAGAACAACCCGAACACGAAAATTTCTGTGTCTGCGGTCACCGTATAAAGAATAACTGTTGGATTTCAGACGGAGTATTTACATTATCAATTGGAGAGAATTGTGTTAATAAATTTATCCCCAGTAGAAGAAGTAGATTATGTTTTGAATGTAATACTCCACATAGAAATCGAAAGGATAATTTATGTATGAAATGTAGGAGACAATTTAAAAGAGTAGAAAAATCTTGTGTTTTAGTCTTTGATTAATGATAAACCGAATTAATAACATTATTAATTCATTATTATTCTGTTAAATATACGGAAATAACCCTTTTTAACGTTTTTTTAACCAAATAATTTAAATTATTTGGTAGATTTCTGTTATTTTAATCATTTTCCGTAAAAAAAATGAAATAATAACATATTAATAATGTTATTAATTCGGTTTTATAGTTTAATTTCATATTTTTCTAACATTTTTTTATATTCCCATTCTTCGCGTGTTTGTGTAGGTATAAGTTTATTTAATAGTAAATCACTATCTTCCTTTTCTATATATTCTCTTTCAATCTTTAATAATTCTAATTTAGTATTACAGGGTGTATAATCTATTAATATCATAGACCAATTATTCCACCCTCCATTATCTCGTATAACTTTATACACATATCTACAATTTACACTATTACAAGAAATTTTATGTGCTGATTTTCTTTGTTTAAAATTAGTTGTTGAACCTATATAAACATTTTTAATTTTAGTATCATTACAAACTATTTTATAAATTAGTGATTTTTGATAATCTATATTTTTAGGCATTATAATACCTTTTAATACTTTATTTCTAAATGGTTTATTAATTTTTTTAAAAATGTTATATATAACTATAAAATGAAAATTTTAGAATTATTTAAAGGTACAGGTTCAATTACAAATCATTTTGAAGATATGGATAATGTAGAAGTAATTAGTTTAGATATATTAAAGAAATATAACCCTACTATATGTTGTGATATTATGGACTTTGATTATAAACAATTTGATATAGGATATTTTGATATTATATGGGCGAGTCCTGAATGTAAAGTATTTAGTATGTTACAGAATACTCATATAGGTAAAAAGTGGAAGAACAAAGAAGAATTAGAAAATGTAAGAAAAGATAATAGTATATTCATTAATAAGACTATTGAAATTATTGATTACTTAAAACCTGAATTCTATTTTATAGAAAATCCACGTTATTCTAAAATGTGGGACTATATAGAAAATGATATTTATAAAGATAAATTTATATTAGTTGATTATTGTTATTTTGATTATCCTTATAAGAAACCCACTAAAATATTGACTAACAAAACATTAAATAATATGTTATGTAAATGTACTGGAAATCCAAAACACCCATTAAGGTTAGGTGTATATGGTGGGAAAATGGCGAATGTATTAAAAGTAAATAGAATAAAAGATAATACAACATTAAATCAAAGATATTCTATTCCACCGAAATTATTAGATTACTTATTAACTTAATCTTCTTTCATATCTTCTTTTATTTCCTCTACTTTACTATCAGATTTTTTATCATTATTAGAATATATATTATATGATTTTAATATTGTAGCCATAGAAGTTCCACGTGTATTTACTAATTCTTCTATCTTATTAAAGTCCTTTTTATCTAATAGATATTTTACTAATATTTTGAAAATCTTTGCTTCTCCTAATTTATCTATTGATAAATTTAATACTCGTTCTCCAAATGAACTTGGTTTTAATTTTTCACCTGATTTTTTACTAATTAAATATGAACCCTCTTCTATTTTCAAATCTTTTAATTCTTGTATAAATTTTTTATCTGTAATAGGTATAGATTTTGATCCAAATGATTTATCTGTTTTATAATCATTTATTTTTAATAATACTTTATTTTTGTTATGTATCAAATAATTCTCGTCTTCTTTATCTTCTGATAATTTTGAAACATATTTTAAATTAATATCTTTATTTCTTAATCCAAAATTTATAAATAAATAATTAATAATATATCTAATTCCTTTTAATTCATTTAGTTTTAATACTAAATCAGAATAACTTGGTAATGTATCTTTTATTTCACTCATTTTATCTTTACGAGTTTTTATTATATCGTCCCTTAATGAATTTCTAAATTTAATTAGTTTATCAGTCCCTTCTTGATTATCCCTTCTAACTAAAATAATCATATTCAAATATAATGCTTTTGTATTTGGATTTTTATACAATTCATTTAATTTTTTGATTATAGTAGGTTGAGTTGTTAATACATTAAAAGGTAAATTATTACTTATTTGTGTATAAGTTTTTTTTGTTTGGTCTGAAATTTTATCTTGTATTGATTCAATATATTTTAAAAGTAATTCTTGGTTTGTTTGTTTTTTAGGCATATATATATATATATAATATTTTATTTCTAAATTAATTAATTTATTAATTTGGTTTTATTTTTTGTCTTTTTGAAGAAAATATAATATTAAAATAAATCTCTTCTAAAATCCACTTAAATCCCTGCTGTTCTTATTTCTTGTAATAGTGCGTCTCTTTGCCTTTGGACGAATGTATATTTTGGTTCGGGTCTTGTTGCTTCTAATTTTTGTAATGTAATCTTTCCTAATGCTACTTCAACTGCTCGTTTTACTTTATCTGTGAATTGAGGTTGTAATTTATTTTTATATTTTTTTAATTCTGACCGTGCCTGAGCCATAGAAGGCATTTGACGTGGAGGAGGACGCATTCCTGCCTCGTCAGGTGGTCTTTGAGGTGGGTCAGGTAAGAGTGGACGAGCAGGTCTAAGTGCGGGTTCTAATGGTTTTGGTTCTACTGGTGTTAATTGAGGAGGTGCTATTGGGTCGCTTGGATTAACTCCTGCTCCACCTCGTAAATTTGCTATTTCTTGTCTAACTGTTTCAACTCGTTCTAAAAATTCGTCTTGTCTTGTCTTTATACCTGCTTTAACAATTCCACTCAAAAAATCATAAGCATTTCTCATATTACTTGCTAATGTTTCTACTTTAACTGCTTTTTTCTGTAACCTTTTTTCTGTTGGATTTTGTTTTATATCAACTTCTATTTGTTGTAAAGCAGTTGTGTTTTTAAAATAATCGTCTGAATATTTTTTATATGCTTTCTTATCGTCTTCATTAGTAAATGCGTCTTCACCCATAGCGTCTATTTGTTTATCTATCATAGGTTCTTCGTTTCCTTGTGTTATTTCTTTGAATGGTATTTTACTTTCTTTAAATAATATTTTTGCTAATTGTGCTGGTTCTAATTTTGTATTATTAATTAATTCAGTATGTAATCTATGAATATTGATATTATTAGAATCTTCTAAATATGCCCTTTCTGCTGGTGTTAAATTACTTAAATATGTATTATATTTGGTTACAAACTGATTTCTACTATCTATTAAACTATTATATTCTTGTAGTGGAATATGGAATACACCTTTTACCAATTGATTATTTGCTGTTTGTTGCTCTGTTGCTCTCGAATACATAGTATATAGATTATATAATTCACCCCACCCTGACGGTGCTTGAACTTCTAATGTGATCCCGTCTTTTGGAATACTAAATTTTTGTAATCCTAATGGGGGTATTTGAGGTCGAGGACTTAAAGGATTTAAACCTATATTTATCCCTGTTGGACTTAAAGGAGGTGCTACTGGAACAGTCCCACCTTGTCCTGCTATTCTATCTTGTGCGGCTTTGATTAGACGTTGTAATCGTGCTTGTTTATCGTCTACTGGTTGAACTTGGGGTCTTACAGGTTGAATTGGTATTTGTGGTTGAAATGGTTGAATCTGTGGTTGTATCTGTGGTTGAATAGGTGGTTGTAATCCTATTAATCCACTACCCATTCTTAATGGTAATCCTGTACTGGGTGCTGGTGTTTTTGTTTTCTCAATTAATTCTTGTAATAATCCTATTTTTTTAACAATATCATTTATATAAGTTTTTATATCTTCATTTGTTTTTAAATCTGATTTACTAATAACACTAACACCTAATTCACTTGGAATTTTTATATTTGCTTGTTGTGCTTGTTCTTGTAAGGAATCGTATTGTTGTAGTTTTTCTTTTAATTCATTTAATAATTCTTCTTTCTCATTATCTTTTTTAGGTGTTCTCTTTCTTTTCTTTTTCTTAACTTTCCTTATTTCCATATCTGCTGGAAATATAACTTGAACTATTTGATTGTTTAAGTTTTGACTTCCTTTGCTTAAAGGTTGTTTTACTTGAATATTTTCTATTATAGGTTTTTCTTCTACTTTTTTCTTTTTAACTCTTTCTACTGATTTAGTTTTCTTTTTAACCATATATATATTAATAATAAAATAATAATGATTATATTTTATTAAACTGTCTTTTTGAAGCATTTTATTTCTAAAATAATCACTTCATAAATCCAAACAACGAAAAAAATATTTTAAAAATTTCTGAAAAATTGATTTTGGAAAAAAATCATATAAGAAGATATGGAAGATACACTAATAGTAGGAAGTGATACAGAATATAGTTGGGGATTTGTTAAAACACGTCATTATATTAGTAAGAATGTTGAAGAAATAAATAGGAAATATAAACATATTTATAACTATTATAGACAAGGAGGAATGCCTATTGAGTATCAAAATTTTAATTATTTAAAAACATTATGTAAAAAAAATAAATTTAATAAACTAACAGTAGATTCATTTGAAGAAATAAAAAAATATATATCTACTGGAAATGAATATAGA